TTCAATGCCGTCGTCAACTAGAACGTTGCAATAGAAACGAAGACGTGCTCTCCAGCCAGCCTTTGGATCCTTACGGTGCATTTCTTCTGCCCAGTCACGACCTTCTGTATCCATTGTGTCTACAGCCTTACGCTTGTAGTCCTTTGGATTTGTGTGTTCTGATACAACGATTGCGAGACCACGATCAGCACTATAGTTTGCTGAATCTTCGTCAAGTTCTTCTAAGAATCTAATCTTTACAGACTGACCGTCTGCAAGTTTTAGCCACTTAACTTTTGGGCCGTCGCCACCCTTTGGGCCGTCTAGTACTGGACCCATCTCTTTTATTCCTCTTAGTATTGCCATGTGTTTTCTCTTTTCTGTGTTATGTTAGTTTAGCATAGACTGTATTGATTTGTCAAACTGGAAACTTAGTTCTTGAATTGACTTATCGTCCATGTCGCCTATATCTTTATATTCTTTATTTAGTTTTATTACGGATACACGAGAACCCAGTTTCTCAACTATCTTAGTTCTCATATTTCCACCTGCTTCATCGTTATCCGCAATGACAATTATATCATTAAAGTACTTCTGAAGCAATTCTATTTGTATGTTTGATACATTAGATCCTAGTGTTGCTACTGCTGGAAAGCCACACTGGTCAAGCCTAATGGCATCAAAGGATGACTCTACTATATAAACCTTACCAGAACTTTTAACTCTGTGTAAGTTAAACAGTGTTTTAGATTTTGGTAACCCTGGGGTATTCTTAAACTCTTTGCCCTCAATAGATCGTCCAACAAACCCAATTGGTATTCCGTCTGGGCTGTGCACTGGAACAGTTACCATGTCTTGCTTTTCTGAGTAGCCTAAAGAAAATTTTGATGCTGACTCTTTAGTAATTTTTCTATAGTTAAAATAATCTTTTGCTCTACTAGATAATAGCAGGCCATTGTGAAGTCTCTTAAGAACAACCTCATCATATAAAGTAAACTCTGGCTTTTTGTATAGGGCTCTATCCACATCTTGCTCAATACTACTTTCTGTTTCTTTGCTTTTGATAAACCTTGCAGCCTCAAAGTATGTTCTATTAGACATATGCATTACAAACTCTGTTAATCCAGTAACATGGTGGCAAGCAAAACAAAAAAATGTTCCATTTGATTTATCTATTTCGCCTGCTGGGGTTCTATTGTTGTTGTGATATGGACAGAAAATAATATAGTCTGAGTCTACCTCAGACTCAATCGTTACACCTGTTCCTGTGAGAACTCTTTTGATTTGTTCTTTTGTGTATAGATTGGCTTGCTTCCGTCCACTCCCTCTATGCATTCGCTTTGCTTTCTCCCCGTGTGTATTCCATGTACAGTTAATTCAAACTCAAAATATTTTTTTCTATCGTTATAGTCTACAGTAAAGTCTGGGTCAATGTCAAGCCTTGGCACATATCCAGACAAGCGCATCTCAGACTCAAGGAGTCTAATATATTCTTGCTTAAGCCTACCAAGAGCAGATTCGTCATGAATGATTCCATTCAGGTTGAACTTCTTTATAGGCTTGTGGTGATAGTTTGCCATGTAACATATTATACCTACTTATCTTCATAGTCTTTGTATCTATAGTATCCATTGTCAAAATCAACCTGAACAAGAAAATCTCCCATAAACCCATTACGGTTCTTTCTAAAAGCGCATTCAATAATATCACTATTTGATGCTCTACCAAGAGCAATAACCCAGTCTGCATCATAGGCAATCTGTCTTGACCAAGCAGTTTGACCAAGAGTAGGAACACCACTAAGATCATTTACATCGTCTGGTGTAGCAGATGAGATAGCAATAATTGGAACCTCTTCACCAATAGCCATAAGTTTAAGTTCTCTTGAAAGGTTCTTCATTCTTACCGTTTCATTATCTGACTTTTGATTAGGAGCCATCAACTGAAGGTAGTCAACGATTACAAAGTCTGGCTTGTACTGATCAATCTTTCCACGAAGAACTGACGGGTTGATTTCTCCACCCTGATCATTTGAGATGATGTGAAACTCTGGCTTACCCTGTAGGTGCTTAGCATGCCAAGCCTTAAGAGTATCTAGTTCTACATCTCCGTTACTTAATTTTCTGTGGGACCAAAGTCCTTCACCCATAATTGTAAATACACGGTTACGAACTTCTACTTCTGACATCTCAAGGGAGATTACAAGTGGTGTTCTACCCTGCTTCCAGGCCTGTACAGCAAAGTATAGAGCCATCCAAGACTTTCCTATACCTGGGTATGCTAAGAAGACTCCTAACTGCCCTGGCATAATTCCAGAAGGTAGATAGTTATCAAATCCTGGAAGGTTAGTTTTAATTCCAACATGGCCTGCTGCTTGCTGAGCCTTTAAGTTTTCAAAGTAAGCAACTGCTGACTCAAGATCTGTTACATCAATGTCACGAATTGCTGCAGTGTTTTTCTTCAACTCAGAGGTCTGTGTAATTAAGTCATTTAATGCAACATTCCCTTGATTGTTTTGAACATTGCCTGCTGCTGATCTTAATATATCTTTAAGGCTATCGTTTAGGTACTCGCCCTGTAACTCTTCAAGGTGATGCTTGGTTGCTCCTACATTTGCGATGGGAGCAAAGTCTCTAAACTTTTCTGTAACAAGTTCTGTTGGCGGAAGTGATTTATTATTCTCAAAGTATAGTCTGATAAAGTTCCAGATATCTCCGTGAGTTCTAAGAAGGTTGTCTACATTTGCTTGCAATAGAACATGGATCTGCTTGTCTTGAAGAACTGCAGTAATTAGTTTGGACTCTGTGTTATTCACTTAGCCACTCCTTTGCCATTCTTCTACGCTCTGCTCTCTCGTTGTCGTCTCTACTTTTATCTTTTTGTGCTTGTAAAATCTTTTCTGCGTTATATGCAAAGTAATTCCAAGAAGGGTTCTCTGCAACCTTAAAGTAATACTCAAGTATATCGTAACATCCTGAAATCCCATAGGATTCAACTAAGGCATCTGAAGCCCATTGTTCTACGTTTAGATTAAGAGATGGCTTTGATTCGTACCTTGCGGTATGATACTTGCTGTATCTTGAAAGCAAAGCCATGCGGTCTTTGCGTTCTGCCATTATTCGTTAATCTCTGCCTTTGCTTCGTTAATCTTTTCAGTTAACTTGTCTTCAACAAATTTATAAACACGTTCAAAAGCCTGGTCTGGACTCTCTCCATTACGTCTTGAATCAACAACTCCAAGATCAAGTCTTAGCGATTGAAAGTTTCCAAGGTTAAGTGTATATCCAAGTGTAACGGATACCTTTGTGTCTTCGTTTTCCATTTCATACCCTTCGTTAAATAGACTCGCTCCAAATTGGAACAAACTGTCCGTCTTCTGTTCTTCTATATGTAAGTATACCATCGCCCATTCTTCGTGTCAACTCTTGCTTACTGGGCGTAATATCATTAGTAATTAGTTTATCTTTTCTTGGCCTACCAATATGGTATGTAGCAAGTATATCACGTATGTCTTTTACTTGTGATTCTGAGTAATATGATCTTACTTGAAATCCTCTTGCTCCACCCTTTTGAGATCCCGTTGGAAATGGAATGACTCCTCGTTTCATTAGTGATGGCATATATTTTTTATGACGATTAACTAAATCAGCAGTCTCCCTAACGGTGTATGCTCGTTCTCTTTTCTTTTTAAAATCAGAAACTAAACAACTTTCAATTTGATCTTTTGTAATATTATAAACAGACATAATACCATTAGATTTATTTAAATGATGCACTCTAACAAGGTCACCATTTAAAAACCAAACTTTTTTATTCCCTGGTATTACAGGGAGGACATTGTAGCCTTCGCTCTCAATACTTCCTTTTTTAGTAGCCATGATCCCTCCGCAGAATTTTCTGGTTGGTTATAAAAATTTCTTGATCCACAGGAAATACAATAAGTTTCAAGGTGACCAACTGTGCTGTACTGTCTATCTAAAAACATTCTTCCGCTACATTTCTTACACTTTAGCATTAATTAGGTACACCAATAATAATAAGGTTAACGTTTGTTGTCTGCACACCAGAAGCATTAAATTTTACGGCTCCGCTAACTCCACTAGTTGTTGGTTCATTTAAAATTAAAGAAGTATTATTTCCAGCAGGTGTTCCTCCTGCATTTACTACTGTGGCAGTTACGACTGGAGCAAACTTAAATTCACCAGCAAAGTTTACATCAAATTTAATTTCATCACCAGTGTTAACAGTTTGACCGCTAGTTCCAACTTTTTCAATTTTGGTTATAACTCTAACATCTGTTACTTTTTTATTTTGTGGGCCTGCGTCTTTTGTGGCAATAGATACATAATTGTATCTTGACGACTGTGTTTCTTTTGAAAGGTCGTTTACTGCTTGTGCTAATCTAGAGATGTATGTTACATCTAGTGGTTGTCCACGCTCAGGTAAAGGAATTATTGCCATAGTGTATCAATTATACCATTAAACCGATATCGGATTCGAAGTAAAATAATCATTACCCTCTGAATAAACCTTTGGGTATGTGGTTCTGTGTAAAGACACTAACAGGGTAGATACTGATTCTGGGATAATAGTTTTATATTGATTAGTAAGTGTGGTTTCCATATACTTCCAGTCTGTAGATCCGTATTTAAAATAAATATCATAAGACACAATTATCTGATCTCCCGTACTTGCCCAGACCATATCTACAACTCTATTTGTTACAGAAACAGAGCATTCTATTGGAGGTGTTGGATCAACAGACAAAGAGTAGTACGGTGACCACTGAGAGTATCTGTTTTTATCGTCAGACACAATCCTGTATCGTACAGAATATTTGTTTGTTTTACCATTAAAAGCAGGCAGGTCTGATTTTTTAACTGTAGCCTTTTTTATTCCTTTGTCAGCCACTAGATAACATCCAATCCAAATCTAAACTCAATGTGGTTTGTAGTGTTGGGAAGTTTTGGAATTGGTTTTGATCCTGTATTTTTTATAATTGAATAGCCAGTTAAGCCATACAGTGGATTTAAAGATGTCGTATTCTCTAGTCTTAATGCATCAAGACAGACATAATAGTCGTCAGATACTACTTCATCTTTTATTACTGATATATAAAATTTTACTACGTCAACAACCTTCCAAGTAAAGCCAGCACTCTTAGTTAACTCTTCAAACTTTTTAACAGATACGAAATATCTTCCTGTAGCAAAGTCTACATCTAAATCAGAATCTTTTATAACTGTTTCAAATCTTGCATACTGGCTAGTGTTAGTTGCATCAAGGCCAGTGTTATGAAGATCTCCTTGAGCAAACTCTAACATTATTCTTATTTCATCTGGCTGGACATCAGACTCACCTTCTTTATTTATTAAAGAAAATGCCAAACGTATATCATCTTGTGGTGATGCATTGTCAAAGTCTAGTGAGGCTCCAGTTAAATGTATGTGATTCCCTGAATGAATCTGAAGTTTTCCGTTAGGCAGTACATTAATGGTTGACATGTCTCCACGTATAGCCACCATATTATTCAAAAACCTACATCTTTCTCCCCTTGCCTCACGCTTTGTATTGGTAAAGATTGGGTTGTCTGCATTTGTTTGAAAAGCAATTTCTGTTTTGTTTATAACGTTATTTCCTGAGTGTAGTTCTGCTTCATAAGAAGGTATAGATGCTGGTTGACCTGCTCCATGGTACTGCCAGTTTTCTTCAGAACTAAAAGAAAATATTGTCCTACTATCATTTGATCCTGCAGAAGGGTTTGAGCCTGCTGAGTAAACTCCAACCTCTGTTATTTCATATCTTTCTAAGGTTGGTAGTTCTGCTGTAAAAACAATCTTATTAATATCGTTTTCATTTACATACCCTCTTGAGGTTATTGGTACACGAAACATTTCAAAATCTAATCTTTCTTTATTGTCAAAACTGTAAGACATGGTGCCGTTAGGACTTAAATCTTCTTGTGTAATAGCAACCCCTGTATAGGCAAATGAAACAGTGTTGGTTGTAACTTCTGTTACGCTATGAGATCCATTTAGTCTTATGTCTACCCCAGATACATAGACTCTTGAGCCAACTATAAATTTATGAGATGGTACAGTTAATGTTGCCTTTGTTGTAGATGCTAACTTTTTTGTTACCGAAAATTCTAATTTTGAAACTGGTTTTGCTCCACAACCAATGGCAATATAAGAAGCATACGCGGGTGCTTGACCCACAAGATACTTTGCTAAGATTGCTTGACCTGTATTAGTTATCATTTTTAAACCTCACTAACAACAATTGTATCATCAAAAGTCTCCTCCTGGCTAAGGATTTCTATCTCAACTTGCTCATCGGTTTGAAGGTTTATTATATTTACAACAAGGTTACCTGTTGATGCCTCAATATATACGGTCTCTTCGTTAGGTCCCGTTCCTTTTTCTGGCAACTTTTTTTCAATACCTATTGAAAAATTTTTAAAATACGTATCTGCTGTGCCTTGAAGTCTAATAATATTATTAGAGTTATAGTCAAGCAATACTTCTTTTAGGTTTTTAACAATACTATAGACTATGTCTTGTCCATTTATGGCATCTGATCTTGATATATTTATAAGTTCGTGACCGCCAACGTCTTGAAAAAGAACCTCTAACATTATGTCCAGTGCTGCTTGATTATCTTGAGGATTAGTTAGTCGCAAAAGTGCTGGGCTTGTGATTTTTATTGCATCTTTTGAATCAACCTTGGTTGTTGCTGTGGCTTGATTTGCTGTTGAGTCAACTGCCATTATGCTACCTCACTTAAAAAGACAGACATTTCTGGTCCATTAACAGTTTTAGAATACTCTATATTGTATACAACAAATCTAGAATCTTTAAGAGCAACTTTATTAAGGTTATTTTCAACATAATCAATAGAAACTATATCTCCCAATTGAATCATTGGGTTTGCAAATATCTTTAGGCCCAAAGATTTTCTTGGTTTTGTAATTTTTTCTACTAGCCAAGACATTAAATTCTCAGCATCATCTTGAGACTGTATATATGGAACATCTAATGAAAAATCTTTTTTACCATAAAGCATTCTGCTTGTCTTTATATCTTGGTAATTTCTTGTTGTTTTATTTACAGATGTTATTAATCCATCATCCTCAAACTGAGGATCTGAAAGATTACTATTCTTTGAAAAATAATCATCAACGCTGAATGTACTTTCAGATTGTTCAGTAAATGTTACACCACTAATTCTTAAATAGTTTCCGCTGGTTGCATCAAGGTTAACTATTCTATCTGTAGCGTTAAAGATTAGGAATTCTGCGCCATACGATCCGCCTCTAAATCCAGAAATAATATAACCCTTTGTGTCATTAAATGTTGGATTGATCTGAGCATATAAGGCTGGGTATGCAAGATCATATTTAAAATTAAACGAAGCAGCCTCGCGCATGATTGTTCCAAATTCATCAAAATACAGGCTAAATTTCTTGGGGTCTGAAGAACTAATTCCCGAAAGGTATGATGCCTGGATTGCTCCACTCATTGCGTATTTTCTTAATGAGTCGTTTGCACTTATTGCGGAGTCACCAAAGGCACTTGATATTGGTGTGTTTAACTGAAATGAAGTATTTTCTGAATAGTTATTTGCTAAGGCATAAATATTTTCAAACATAACTCTAGAAGATCCTCTTACAAATAGTGCCATATTTTTGTATACTGGAAGTGGCTTTTCATCAAAGACTGTAGCAATTAGATTATTGTTTATATATAAAAAGAATTTTCTTCTTGTACCAATGTCCTGATACTCTACAGACAAATCATAGACAGTTGGATTTTTTTCTGCTGCCATTCTGTATTGCCCTGTAAACTTTCCGTCATCTACGAATACATTTGCAAGTCCCTGGAACAATACAATTGGTACTGCACTTTGGCTTGTTCCTTGTTCTATTTTATAAAAAATAACATTGTTAACATTTTCTCTTTCTTTAGCGTTTAACCCTGTTGCTCCTAAAGCAATTATTTCAAAGTAGTACCCGTTATTTGTTTCTGGGTTAACCATAACTCCAAGACCACCAGAACCTCCAGATATCTTTATATCTTTATCTGCAGTTGTCCCTGGAATAATAAAAAGATCTGTTGCTCCAATAGCAGTTTGTCCACGATTTGCATCATTTTCAATTTTACCTATAACTCTAATTCTTGTTCCAAAATGTTTAAAATTATCTGATAATGGTTTATATACATAAGAAATAAAATCTGCTGCAGGCTCTGTTGTTTTAAAGCCTGGACCATTCATAACCAATGCTGAAGATTGAACTGTTCCAGGCTTGGTAGATGACATTGCCTGAAGGCTAGACTCTGAAACATATTTTGATGAGAGCATGTTTTTAATAACTCCATTTCTAGATGCTTTTTGAGCAAAGGTATTTGCCAACACTGGTGTAGTCGTTGTAGTATTTGTAGGCATGTTAATTCCAGCAGGTCCAACGGCTGTTGTTGGTAATGTTTGATCTCTTTTAAATAAATATTTAGATTCCATATTACATCCACGAACGTTGTCATTACTTGACCAATAAGGATCTATTCCTGCTGAGTGGCTAACAACCGTTGTTCCAAACTGGCCTCTACCATGCTTTGCTACCTCTCCATTTTTTAATCTACTAAGAGTTCCTACATCTTCATAGTTTGGCTCAGAGTATATTCTTACAAGACCAGTTGGATAAATCTTTCCATTAAAGGGTAGTGATGAAAAATACTTATCATATTCCTGAACGCTACTTATCCAAACATCTCCAACACCTGCCACGCTATATTGAACAGCGTCATATCTTATAATTTCTCCACTAGAGTAGAAGTACCCCTTGTATCTTGTTACCCAATATACCGCTTCTCCAAAATCTATTGTATTATTAATTACACTTCCACCAGAAACTGTGGGTAGTGTAGAAGACAAAGAAGAGTTTAATGGAATTGCAGAAAGAGCATAACTTGCCATATCGTTTACTTCGGAGTTAATTGATTTTGTATTTTCTGTTCCCGAAACTTCCCAAATAGGAACTGGCTTATATACCCAAAACTTTTCATTATCTAGTAGGCTTGCTTCTCTGTAAGTTCCAACGCTTCTTTGTATACCTCTTGTTGTGTAAGAGATCTTTCCATCATTGTATACTTTATTATCTTGCTCACTAATCTCTATAATGTTTGATAGTTTATCTTTTGTGTTTTTATTTTTAACTACCCCGACATATTCAGAATCTGAAGATCCATAAAACGTTAGGTCGGTTGGCCTTTGAGTTTCTGTTGGCATAATATATTCTTTGCTCATCATTACAAAATTATTGTCTTCGTCAAAGAACATTGCCGTTTGTGTTGACAATGCTAAGTCTTCTAGTATTTCAGCAATACTCTTGTCTGGAGGAACAAAAAAATATGGAATAACAATTTCTGATTCCCCATCGACTCTCTTAAAAATATAGTTAGAAAAGCCAATTGAGTCTAATAGAATAGAAATAGCAACGCTTAAGGATGTATTGCTTAGCAAAAGTTCTGGAGCGGTTTGAGATTCAAAATAAGAATATAAATCTCTTAAGGATAAAGAAACTTTTTTAGATTGATTATCTATTTTAGGGAAACCGTCAGAGTACATGGTTTTAATAGGAACATAATGCTCTATTCCCAAAGCATCTAAAAGTATTTCATATATTTTTACCTGAACATTATTTAAAGTATATTCAGAAATTATGCTGTTTGTATTTAATGAATTAAAAGAGTCGTCAAAATCAAAAAAGTCTACGCTTCCTGTAGAGGCAAGAAGTTGTCCGACTGGCATGCCACTAACACCAAGATCTGAAGCACTCTTGTTTACAGAAAATGACTGGACCCTATCGGATAGATCTGCTGTAAGTCGTGGAGAAAACTCTATCAAATCAAAAGAAGAATCAAACTTCTTCATTGTGTCAACTACAATTCTTATACCAGAGACATATTCAAACTCTTTATATTTTACTGAACCATTAAACATATAGGATTTTGGATCGGTTAAATCAGTAACAAAATTTGTAAAACTGTTTACTTCTGAATCTTCGAGTTTCCATCCGTAGGCTGGAGTAAAAGTTTTCCATTGATTTTCATACCAGATGTGGTACATACCAATATCTCCAGAGTTTTCAATAATTAAAAAAGCATCGCCATTTTTATTTTCAGATACAGGGATTAAAGTTGCAGATGGTAACTCTCCAAGGTCATTGAATATATCTGAGTATACCTTTGGAATAATTAACCCATAAGATAACTCTACATAGCCGTCTGGTCCAATAATGCTTGTGTTATCTTTTCTTCTATCCTGGCTTGAAAAAGATATTACATCAACCCAACTATTATTTTTTAATACCTGGATCTTCCAATTTTCTGGAGTTGTTTGATTTGTTTCTCCAAAATATGGATCTGAAGATGAACCAGAACTAAAAGTTCCTACGCTGGTCTGCATTTTTACAACAAGTCTGTTTGCTGGAACCTTATCTTTATAAACAACAAAGGGGGCTGTGTCTTCAATTGCATGCCTTCCATTTGCAGTCTTGTTTGCAATTCCATATTCCAGCCCAGCCTCTGTTCTAAAAGAAGTCCAGTATTTGAATGGATCTTTTTTATCTGGCATATAGTATCTTGGTCTTTTTGCCATATTAATATTTGGACTATGTAAAAACTTTCCTTGAACAAAACTTGCTTTGTTAATTCCAGATCTTGGTCTAAAAGGTTTTAAGCAGTCTTCCAATGAATACAACATCTTAAGTTTTTCTTTATTGGTAGAAAGAAGTGTTGGAGTTCCATTATCATCAAACCCTCCATCTATAACTACATCTGCATCAGTTCCTCCAGTATAATAGTTTCCAGAATCTTTAGAATCAAAGGTGTTTGGAATTGTTCTGTACGGAGATGTCGCTTGATTAGGACGATACCTATAGTTTCCAACTTTTAAAATATTTGTAGCAATGTTCATATTCCACTCAAGTACAACTGAAGACTTTGTTTCAATCGATGAACTTGTCTCTATGTGGTTTAATAAATCTTTGTCTTGAAACATTATGCCTCTTCCAGCGTTAGTGACACGTTCCAAAAATCAAAGTTTAAACCACTTCTCTTTACAACTGAATAACTAAAGTCTGAGAAGAATACTTCTACTACTTCGTTATACTTGTTTATATTATTAAATCTTTCATCTACTGTAGTTCCATTTAGATTCTCAAAGTTTGTGTATTTATCATAGGCAAGGTAGACCCAGAATGATCCTTTATGGTTGTTATACCAGTCAAGAATTTCTACCCCTCCTGCGCCTCCATCTGTTGTAAATTCTAGTGGGTTTGTTCTTGATCCCGTTTTTACAAGGTCAGCATTTCCTCCAGTATTAAAGTTAGAATATGTGTCATGGGCTCGGGATGGTAGCATGTCCCAGGATACTGTGATCTGGAGTTTATCGGCAATGTGGTATGACCTCATACGGCCATTGATCATTCTTTCCCTTTTTTCTATTCTGGTGGTGCTAAAGGCTATTGGTGACCTATTATCATCAGAGAGTATTAGAAACTCTCCAGATCCGTCTGTAGAGGCTGCTAAGGACCCTATCTCGTCTCCTGATGGGATGTGGAATCCATCAATCTTGGTCCCCTGGTTATCTGCAAAGAGCATTGCCTGTGGTCTTTGATATTTCTTGCGACCAGACATGTATAGATTATTTGTCATTAAATTCTAACCCCTCTAATTTTTTGTGAATCAACGCTCTTTATTTGAGTCATTACTGCTCTTGCAATTTCATCTGGGTTGGAATCAGATTTAACATTTACATTGATACTATAATTATACACTGAATCTCCCACTGTTGAGCCATTATTTATTGCCTTCATTGCATCTGCCCCGTGTGCTTCAACAGCATACCTACTCATAACAAATTCTCCTGGAGTTAGCATTGCTGGAACTATGTCTGTACCTCTTGCAAGTCCCCCTGATGCAAAGGCTTGCAATGCAAATTTTCCACTTAGACCACCACTATTACCCTTAGCCTTGTTAGAGTCAAGTGTCTCTAATCCAGAAGTATCTGCGTTAGCATTTAATGCATTATATAAAGAAAGACCTGTTAATCCAGCAGCCCCAAGAGTAGTTCCAGCAAGTGTTGCAACAGAGGCGGGGCTATTGCCAATTTTTGAGACTGAGTTTAAGGTTGGTTTAGCAGGATTAGTAATCGCTGATGCTGGCAATGTAACATACTCATCACCAATCTTTCTAATAAAGGTGTCCTCTCCCATTGATAGAACTTTTAGATTCATTCCAGGGATGTTTCCTACTCCCCAATTTGTAAACTCAATTCCAGGCCTGTACCCAATATAACCAGCCTTAAGAATTGCCTGCATGAATGGATCTGTTATGTCAGAATTCATACTACTAACTCGTGGTTCATATTTCAAACCATTTTTTTTCATGTACTTTAGTGCAAACTTTTTCTCTTGCCTTACGGACATAATACCTTTGCCTGCTAATACTTTAAGAATTGCCCCTGGTGTTAGTGATACCCCATATTCAAAATTCCCAAAATTAGTAAAAGCCTTTGATGTTTCAGCGCTAGTTGAACTATAAAGTCCTGGACCGTGTGCTGCCATTGGTCTTGAATATGGATCAACCCTTGCCGTTAATTCTCTTTCTAAGGGAGATGGGAAATCCAGAATTTCTTTTACTGATCTATGAACACCCAACTTCATTTGGAGTAATGCCCCTAATGGTCCTGGAATTGATTCTATAAGTGCCTGCCTCTGGTAGTATGCTTTTCTTTCAGGTGTAAGGTCAGTGTCTTTTGAACGTTTCAAGTTCCATAGAAACCCTGTATCTCCAAATTTCTGATCTACTTTTGACGTTACTGAATCTTTATAACCAGTCAACTTGTCTTTAATTGGAGTCATAACATCAGATTTAATATTTTTAAACATGGTATCGTATGAGGCTTCCCATCTACTTCCACCTTTTGGAATCATAGATTTCTGTATATATGACAGATCATCATAGTTTGTATCTGAGTGTTTGACTGCGTAAGGGTTAAACTCTTTTCCTAGTTTAGCAATAGGTTTTGCAAGTGGTGCTGTAAGTGCTGATCCAAATGTTGCAATGGGTGGATATGTTGATCGTTTACTTGGGTCAAGATGATTCCATGCTGCAGCGATTGGTTTTTTGGCACCCTTAGCAAAATCTCTTGCCCCATACATTGTTTTATAAATTATGTCAGATAGTTCTAATCCTACTTTCCCTGTATTTGCAAGAGAAGAAAGAACTTTTTGAGTCTTTGTTGGGATGTCAGGTTCTGAAAGATAATTATCCCAATCAAATTCATTTTTAGGTAGTGGGTTTGTTGCAGGGGTTAATCCTTCTTCTAACAAACTTGGGGCTGGAGTTGCTTTAGGTGGATTTAACTTGGTTGATAGTTTGCTAAACATATCAATTCCCAAACCTTTAACAGGGTCTGAAATAAAGTTTTTTACACCTTGAGGAACTACCTTGCTGGCAAATTTTGCTAATGGCTTTAATAGTTTCAGCAAAGGAATAGGAATAACAGATAGTCCAGCCGTTATGTTGTCTCCAGTACTGGATCTCATTTCTTTACCATCAATTTTAGCCTGAATCATTCCTGGTATACCGCCATACTTTGCCAAATCGTAGCCAGTCTTAGCAATTGATGGCAATCCAAAGAAGTTAGAAGTCTGTTCCCAATTTTCTTTTTTAAAGATTTGATCCCACCCTGCAGGATTTCCGTCTCTGTTTAGTGGCTTACCGTTAAGAGTTGTTGTGCCATTTGTATGATGGACATGTCCTTTTGGAAAGTTGCGACTGTGATAAACTGGATCGCCTACAGATCCGCCCTCATGCATCATTAATGGATTAACCATTCCACCTCTAGAAAATAGTTGCCATCCACCAGCACGGTATACTCCACTACCAATACCACCCATAGATGCACCAGAGCCTACTAGTGGGTAGGTGCGCTCATCGGGTATGCTCATTCCTGGTCCGCTATACTCTTTAGGCTGCTCTGCTAGTTGATGCCAGTAGTCTGAGAAATTTGCTACCTTGCCATTAAATGGAAGTCCTGGTATTTCTGTTCCGCCCCAAGGGTCTTTTCCTGTGGTATTAAATATTGGCTTTCCGTTTTTATCAAACCCTAATGGAGAGCCTTCGTATAGTCTTTCTAACTCTCCCCAGTATCTCCCATATGGGCTTCCAGTAGGCTGGTTATTAGCATCATAGGCAGACTTTGGTTTAATATCTAATGAAGGAGTAAGGTTTCTAATTATGTCAAGTACTTCTTTTGGAGTTGTAGATGCAGTATTTGATTTACTTGATGTAGAAGGAGTTACACCTTTAATCATGTTAAGTACTTCTGATGGAGTAAGTAGTGCAGTCTTTTTTGGATACTTCTTGTCGTTAAGGGCTTTAAAGAATTTTGATCCATACTTCTTTACCGCAGAATTTTTAACTACAAACTCTCCAGGAGTTAACATTGCAGGAACTGTGTCTGTTCCCTTTGATTTAAACTCTGGGCCTGGGCTTCCGCCACCTCTATACACAACTCCACCATCTGCCCAGTAGCCCATGCTTTCTAAAATGTCTTCTGCTGCACCTGAAGACATGCTACGAAGCCAAGGGTTTAGTTGATATCCTGTTTCTTTAGAACCTTTATGGGCTAGGTTTGTTGGATCATATACTTCTGCAACTTCGGCTTCTGCAGCCATTCCCAGCAACGATCTTTCTTCATTACTTAATTTTTGCCCAGATGTTAGTTTTCTTAGCGCTGCTGCTCGTGCTTCCTCTTTTTCTTTTGCTGCTTTTAATAGTGCTAGAGCACTAGCATCATTATCATTATCAGATTTTGTAGTGCTCATTCCAAGTATTTTTTTCTCTTCATCTGTTAATGCTTGACCAGATTGTAACTTTCTTAGTGCATCAGAAATTAGTTTTGCTGTTTTTTCTGCTGTTGCTTTCTTTGCTGCTGCTGCTGCTTCTGCTGTTGCTGCAGAACCATCATCAGTATAGACTTTATTAATATTTTGTGTTATATTTTCAATTTTATCAACTATTAATTTTGTTTCAACACTTGTAGGAATTTCGTTAATAGCCTTTAAAATTTCACCCCAGGATGTACTTGCTGCAGCGACTGCCTTTGCTGCAGCCTGTGTTGCAACTGCATATGCTGCTGCTAATTCTTCAATTGATTTTACTTTGTCTTCTGTGCTTTCCCAATCTTCAAGGGTCATTCCAGTAGTGTTATCAATTGCTACTGCTTCTTCTGCAATTGCAGTCAAATATCCTTCTTGTGCTGCTAATGCTGCTTCTTCTTCTTCTAACTTCTTTAGCACACCTTTGTGCATGTCTTCTGTTTGTGTAAGAGTTGTTAACTGGGTTTTTAAAGCAGCAACATTTGCATCATGCTTTGTTTGCTCAATTGCTAGTCTGGCTGCTCTTCCAGCCTCAATGCTGTCTATTTTTTCTTGTTGTACGATAATTAATTCTTGTACCCCTGAGATACTTTCATTTAATGCTAAAATTTCTGCTTCTATTGCTACTCTTGCAGGATCTGTTTCTAGTTTATAAATTTCTTGACTTATGGCAAATTGCCTATCTGAAATAGCATCTTGGGTTAGCCCACTTTGTGCACCAGTCAGTGCTGATAGATCGTTTGTTCTAGAAAGTTCAACGCCCTGCATAATAGTATCTGCTTGGCTATCTGCTGCTGCTGCCCTCATTTCTTGTGCAACTCTTGCTGCTGCTGCAATGTCTCCCTTAGAGAGAGCATCAGCCAAATCTAACTGCTGTCCTTGTGAGTCAATGATTTGCTGGTTTAGTTCATTTACCTGTTGTAAAGCCTCTACCTGCTTGTCATATTTTTCGTTAATGTCTTCTGCAGCCTTGTCCATTATTGCAAGGTCATTACTTAACATTTGGTTTTCTTTATTAAATGCTTCTATCTTATCTGTAAATCTTTTCTTTATTTCATCTTCTCTTGACTTTATAGTTTTTTCTATAGACTTGATTTGGTTTTCATATCCCTTGATTACGTCCTGAACCGCTTTGATTTCTTTGTCAACATCTGAATTTACTTTGTCTAGTGCTGACTGTAGAGCATTTTCGGCATTTGAAATTTGATCTTGGACTGCTGCTCGAGCATTTGAAGCAGCCTGAAGGTTTGAAGATGAAAGGCTTATTTCTTTGGCTTTAACGTCCATTGCTTTTTGAAGACTCTTGATAGTTGCACCTTCTGCTATTACTGGAACACCCTTTGCTTTTGCTGCAGCAAGGTCTGCTGCAGATGCCGTTGATGCCATTACTGGAATTGCAGTCTTTGTTGCTGCGTACCTTGCATCTACAGTTGCTGTTGCAATCTTACCAACTTGTTGTGCAGGCTTGCTTGGATCTACATACGAAGAAGTTGCATTTTTTAATTGTGCTGCAGTTAGATTCTTATATACAGTTGCCTTTGAATCCATTATCTTTTTGGCTGCTTCTGCGCCTTGTGAAATCTGACCTGCAACATTTGATGTTGTAAATTTAAGAATTAACTCTATATTCGAGTTTGCCTTTATAGCATTAAGTCCATCAACAATGGTTTTAAGTGTTCCCGCAGCAAGTTTACCAGAAGAGTTATATTGATCCATAGCAGCAATTGCTTCTGATAATGAACCTGCATCTCCAAGTGCTGCTCTTACACCATCTTCTGAAACACCCTGACTACGCAAGAACTTTGCTGCATCTGCTGCTCTTGACATATCTGCTTGCCTTTGCAATTCTGATGTACCTCTAGCAAGTAGGCTATTAATTTTTTGTCTATTAGCAAGTTCTTTAGTAATTTCAACATTTTGCTTTAGTTGTGCTTCTGTTATTTTACCTGAAGCAATTAACTGTGTAGTATATTCATCTGTTAGCAAACCTTCTATTGTTGCACTATCATACCCAGCAGCAACTAATTTAATTCTTGCCTTCTCTTGTTGTTGTATTGATGAAAGAGATCTGCCCATTGCAGCATTAAAATCTCCAATTACTTTTGCATTAAAGAAATTGTTATAAAGTTTACCTTGTGCAGAAAGCACCACATCGCCTTGCTTGACTGTCTCTGCTAAGAATTTACCCTTGTTATATGGATCTTCTATTCTTCCTTTGTTCTTACCACTTTTAATTTTTGGCCCTGCGGTAGTGAAAAGTTTTGCCTGATCATCAGGGGCTAGTCCCATAGCGTAATCAATAAACTGTTTATTACGTCCTTGAGCAACCATTTGTTGGTCTATTCCTAAGAACTTATCTCCTACAGATTTAGGACCAATTTTTCCAAGTGCTCTTCTTAATTCTTCAATTCCACCCTTTGCATCAAGGGCAGCGTTTCTAACATTCTTTAATGCTGCTAACATCCATTCAAATGGGTCGGTTTTACCAG